GCCGCCAAGCTGGCCGCCGAGTTCTTCGGCACCGGCCGCTGGCAGGACACCGCCCGCCGGAACGGCTACAGCAGCTGGTCCGCCTGGGATGCCCAGGGCCGCGAGTGGAAATTCCAGAAGGATGTCAGCATTCACGGGCCGGACGGCGAGAAGTGCGAGATGGTCACCCCGATCCTGACCTACGCCGACATGGACCTCCTCCAAGGGTTGGTCAGGCACCTGCGCAAGGCCGGGGCCAAGAGCGACGCCACCAGGGGTTGCGGAGTCCACATCCACATCGGAGCCAAGGGCCACACCCCGCAGAGCCTGCGGAACCTGGCCAACATCATGGCCAGCCATGAACGCCTCCTGGCGGACGCCCTCAACCTCGACCGGGGCCGGATGAGCCACTACTGCAAAACGGTGAACCCCGCCTTTTTGGACAAGCTGAACCGGCAAAAGCCCACCACAATGGCCGACCTTGCCGAGGTTTGGTACACCTGCAACAGCAGGAGCTACGAGAGCCGCAGCGCCCACTACAACGAGAGCCGCTACCATATGCTCAACCTCCACGCCACCTTCACCAAAGGCACGATTGAGTTCCGCCTTTTTCAGTTCGACGCACCGTCCACCGATCGCAAGAACGGCCTCCACGCCGGACAACTGAAAAGCTACATCCAGCTTTGCCTGGCCCTCAGCCAAATGGCCAAAGCCCTCAAGAACGCCAGCCCCAAGCCCCAACAGACCGACAACCCCAAGTACGCCATGAGGACTTGGCTCCTCCGGCTGGGATTCATCGGCGAGGAATTTGCCACCGCCCGCGACCTCCTGACCCGCCGCCTCGCCGGGAACGCGGCCTTCCGCAACGGAAGGGCCGCCTGACCCACCCCGGCTCCGCACCGCCCCGCCTAACCCGCCACAAGCGGGCTTTAGGCAGTAGAAGGGGATGCCCTTCGGAAAGGACGGATCGGAAATGGCGAAAAGGTTTTACATTGCCTACGGCAGCAACCTCAACCTGCCGCAGATGCGGGGACGCTGCCCTGGGGCGACTGTTGTCGGCACCGCAGTCATCGAGAACTACCGACTGCTGTTCAAGGGGAGCAAGACCGGCTCCTACCTCACCATTGAACCATGGGAGGGAGGCAGGGTGCCAGTGGCGGTGTGGGAGGTCACGGCGGCGGATGAGCGCAGCCTCGACCGCTATGAGGGCTACCCCGTGTTCTACCACAAGATGGACATGGAACTGGAGGTAACGCTGGCCGGCTCCGGCGAGGTGCGCACCCTGGAGGGTTTTGCCTACGCCATGTACGCGGACAGGCCCCTCGGAACGCCCAGCAATTCCTACTTCATCACCTGCACACAAGGGTATCGGAGCTTTGGCTTTGACCCGCGCATCCTTCTGGATGCATACGCAGACAGTAAAGGGGAGGCAGTTTTATGCGCGACAAAACAGTGAGCGAGCACGTCTGCCCCAGGTGCGGGCGGACATACACCGAGCGCCCAGCCATGGCCAGGGACAACAGCGGCCCCATCTGCCCCGACTGTGGGACACGAGAGGCGCTGGAGAGCATCGGTGTGGGTGCGGATGAGCAGGAGCGCATCCTCGACACCATCCATCGGCACCAGATGTAAATATAACCGGCGAGACGGCGGGCGGCTCCAATTTGGGCCGTCCGCCTGTTTTGTGCTGCTATTTTTCAGAAAGGGCGATAAAGTTGCCAAGAAACGGAACGATTGAAGAAACCCCTGGCTATTGCAAGGCGGAAGACCTGGCGAGGCTGTTAACCCTGTCCGCCCAGAGCATCAGCCAACTCACCAGAGATGGTGTACTGAAGAAAAGGGACACCCCCGCCGGGAAACGCTATAACGTGGTGGAGTCCACCCAGGCTTATATACAGTACCTTCGGGACAAGGCGGCTGGCCGCAAAGATGCCTTGGAGCGGGAGGCGCTGGAAGCCGAGGTGCGCATCAAGAAGGCCAAAGCGGATATTGCCGAACAAGAGGCCAAGGAATTCAAGGGATGGCCAGTCTGATGGAATGCCAGCTATATAGCGCGAAGGGGGCGTATAGGGGGAAGGTGGTGGTATGGCAAATGAGAAGAATCTAATACCGTTTACCAGCGACCAAAGCCATGATGAAGCCGTGAAAAACGGCAAGAAGGGCGGCGTGGCGTCCGGGGCGGCCAGGCGGCGAAGAAAGACCATGCGGCAGACGCTGAATGCTCTGCTGGGCGCCGGCCTGGACGTCAGCGAACAGGAGTTCGTGGAGAAGGTCACGCCGCGGCTGCAGGCGCTCGGCATCGATGTGGAGGATGCCACCTATCAGGATGTGATGCTTGCCGGTATTCTGCTGAAGGCGATCCGGGGCGACGTCCGGGCCGCCGAGTTTATTCGGGATACAGGCGGAGACAGCCCCCATCTGGATATGAAAAAGCAGGAACTGAAACTGCGAAAGGAAGAACTGCGGTTCAGACAGGAGCAGGAGCTGAAGAAAGCCGAGAGTGAGGCTGGATCTGAGGAAGGGGAAAAGGAAGCCGTACACATCTACGTACCCGACAACGGCAGAGGGGGGTAGCGTATGGGCAAGGAAATCAGGCCGCAGCCAGGACCGCAGGAGGCGTTCCTCTCCTCCCCGGCGGATGTGGTGATCTATGGCGGAGCCGCTGGCGGCGGAAAGACCTACGGTATGCTGCTGGATGCACTCCACTACACCCGTGTGCGAGGCTTCGGCGCGGTGTTCTTCCGCAAAAACCACAATCAGATATTCTCTGAGGGCGGTCTGTGGGACACCTCGCTCGACCTATACACGGGCCTTCCGAATGCTGTCCCAGTCCTGGGAAGATGCCAGTGGAAGTTCATGAACCCCAAAGGCCGAACGTGCTCCAAGGTCAGCTTCAAACATATCGAGCGGGATTTAGACCTCGGAAAATGGCAGGGGAGCCAAATATGCGCCCTGTATTTCGATGAGTTGACCCACTTCAGCGAAAAGACGTTTTTTTATATGTTCTCCCGAAATCGCTCACTTTGTGGCGTAAAGCCGTATACGCGAGCATCATGCAACCCCGACCCTGACAGCTGGGTTGCCAAGTTTATCGAGTGGTGGATCGACCCGAAAACAGGATATGCCATCCCGGAGCGCAGCGGGGTAATCCGCTGGTTCATCCGAATTGAGGAGGTCATCCATTGGGCCGACACCCGCGAAGAACTGTGGGAACGGTTCAATCTCACCACAAAGACGGAGCGGGACAAGCCCAAGTCCGTTACCTTTATTGCCGCTTCGGTCTACGATAACAAACTCCTGCTGGAGAAGGACCCCGGCTACCTCGCCAATCTGGAGGCCATGGCCCTCGTGGAGCGGGAACGGCTCCTGCACGGCAACTGGAAAATCAAAGCTGCCGCCGGGCTGTTCTTCAAGCGCGCCCAGCTTGGAAAAAGACTGGACGCCGTGCCTACGGACGTTGTGCGCTGGGTGCGGTGCTGGGACTTGGCGGCATCCGAGAAAACACAGAAGGGTGACCCCGCCTATACCGCAGGAGTCCTCATGGGCAAGCGCAGCAACGGGCGGTATATCATCGCGGATGTGGTAAACAGGCAGATGGCAGCCTCCGATGTGCGCAAGACCATTCTAATGACGGCGCAAATGGACCGGGACAAATACGGCGATGTGCGCATCCGGCTCCCACAGGACCCCGGACAAGCGGGAAAGGAGCAGGCGGAGTCCTACATCAAATTCCTGTCTGGCTTCAATGTGACCACCGAACTGGAGTCCGGCAGCAAGGCGACCAGAGCGGAGCCCATGGCCGCCCAGTGGCAGGCGGGCAATTTCGACATACTCGCCGGCGAATGGAACGAGCCGTATCTGCTCCAACTGGAGAATTTCCCGGACGGGAAGTTCAAGGACATGGTGGACGCATCCGCAAATGCGTTTTTAGAAATCGAAACCGGGCAGCAGCCTTTTGCTTACTCGTTCGTTTACTGAGGTGAAATATGAGACTTTTCGACATTATTCGTGGAAGGCAAAAAGTGAGTGCCCAGTACCGGCGTGACGGCAGCTTTGTTTCCCGCTGGGCGCGGCCGCCCTCCCGCAACACCGCCGAATGGCTGGAGATGTTCTCAAAGAGCCCACGTCTGGCGGTGGTGGAGAGGATCGCGAGCGACCTTGCCAATCTCAACGGGCATCTGTACCGCGTTGCCCCGGACGGCTCCAAGACTGAGGTCACGAAGCATCCGTTCCTTGACCTGATGGCGCAGCCCAACCCGCTCTATGAGATGACCAGTTCGGCCATGTGGCGGCTCAACGAAATATACCTGATGCTTGTCGGCGAGAGCTTCATGCTTGTCGAGCGGGACGAATACGAACGCCCGGTGGAACTGTGGAACGTGCCTCCCCACTGGGTCAAGATGACTCCGTACCTCGGCAATCCGGGGTACCTGATCACATCCCCGAGCGGGCTGACCATGACCGTGTCGGTGGATGATATGTTCGTGATGAAACAGCTTAACCCGCTGGACCCGTTCATGCGGGGCCTGGGCGTGGCGGAGAGTGTAGCCGATGAGGTGGAGATCGACGAATATGCGGCGAAGTTCCAAAAGCGGTTCTTCTACAATGACGCCACCCCGCCGTTTGTGTTTGCAATACCGGGCGCCACAAAGGAGCAGCTCGACGTTTTCACAGCCGATTGGGAAAAAAAGCACCGGGGCGTAGACAAAAGCCACCGCATGGCGGCCCTGGGCGGGGATGTGAGGGTTGAAAAGCTGGGGGATGCGCACGGCAAGGACATGGGCTTTCTTGAGAGCCGGCTTGCCATGCGGGACGCCGTGCTGGAGCATTTCGGTGTGCCCAGAGAGATCATGGGCATCACGGAAAACAGCAACCGGGCCACGGCGGACGCCGCTCAGTACATCTATGCCAAGAACGTGCTGATGCCCCGCATCAGCAATCGGCAGCAGGCACTCAATATGCAGCTCTTGTCGATGTATGGCGATGATAGCCTCATGTGGGAATTTGACCCGGTCATCCCCTACGACAAGGAGTTCGACAAGGCCAGGGCGCTGGAGGGGTGGGATGCTGGACTTCTCACCAAGAACGAGGCCCGTGGCCTGCTGGATATGCCCGGCGTCGAGGGCGGCGATGTGTATAAAACCTCTATCACCGACCTGTTCCTCCGGGAGAGCGACGACCCGGCCAAGGTGTCGCAAGCCATCCTGCAGGACGGTCTCGATACTACAGCCCCGGTTCCGGGTGAGAAGTCCCTGCCGGCGAGCGTCACGGCCATGCTTCAGCGCGAGGAACAGGCTGTGCGGAAACACAGTAAGTCCTTCGAGGCGGCAATCTCGCGGCATTTCGCCGAGCAGCGGTCGGCGGTTCAGAAAGCCCTGGGGCTCAGCCAGAAAGCAGAGGATACCACTGCCTTCGATGAGCTGAGTCAATACCTGCTCCCTGACGGAACGCTGGATATGGACCTCTGGAACGCTCTGGAGGAGGCCGAGCAGATTCGCATCGCCAACAGCGTGGCCTCCGGGCTGTTGGACTGGAGCGCCGAATCCAAAAAGCTACAGGCCATGTTTATACCGCTCTGGAAGGAAGCGTATGAGGCCGGGGTCAAGCTCGCCGAGGAGTACCACGGCATCACCAATATCACCCGGCCGGAGTTTGTGAGCGTTGTAAAGGTCAACGGCGCCAAGCACATCGTTGGCATTGAGCAGACCACCCGCAACAGCATCGCGGACATCATTGCTGACGGGATCGCCAACGGCGCCAGCCAAGCCGAGCTGAAGAAGGCCGTCTATGAGGAGATGGATACATCCCACAAGCGGGCCAAGCTGATTGCCCGCCAGGAGACCATGATGTCCCTTGCTACAGGTCAGTTCGACATGATGAAGGCGGCGGGAGCCAAGACCAAGACGTGGCACCACAGGCCGCAGAAGGACCCGCGGGACGGTACGCATGGGAAGGTTGACCACGTTTCCATGGAAGGGGAGACAGTCCCCATCAACGAGACGTTCTCCAACGGGCTCCTCTTTCCGAGAGACCCATCGGACGACCGCCCGGAAGAGGTTATCAACTGCCGGTGTTACCTGACATACGGCGGTTTTTAACAATGCCCGTAATTCTGAGGAAAGGAGGTAGACCGCATGGCAAGAGCACAACGGGGAGTCGCTACACGGGAGAAGAAGTCGGACACACCTCAGCGGGAATATAAGTCGGCCTCATTTGTGCTGGAAAGCGCAGACGAGAGCACTGGCGAGTTCTCCGGGTATGCGGCTGTGTTTGGCAACGTGGATGATGGCGGCGATGTTATCGAGAAGGGAGCCTTCGCCAAAACCATTGTGGAAGACTTCAACCGCATCAAAATCTTGGCGTTGCACAATAACTGCTGGCTCCCGGTGGGAAGGCCGATTGAACTGCGAGAAGATGATCGCGGCCTTTTCATCCGAGGCAAAATCAGCAATACCTCATTGGGCCGGGATATTCGGACGTTACTCAAAGACGGTGTCTTGGGGGAGCTCTCTATCGGCTATGATGCTGTCGTTTTCGACTATGACAGCGAGACCGGCATCCGGCATCTGAAGGAGATCAAGCTGTGGGAGGTGTCCATCGTCACCTGGGCCATGAACGATCAGGCTAAAATCGAGGACGTGAAGTCGCTGGTGGAGGAACTGAGGACCGAGGCCAAGACCGGCAAAATCTCCCGCCGGAGAATGGATGCACTGAAGCCGTTCATCGCAGTGGTCAAGGAGCTGCTGGAAATCCTCTCGTTCATGGACACGCCTGACGCTGACCCGCCCCCGGCTGATCCGGACGACCCGCCCGCCCCCGCAGCGAAACCCAAGAAAAGCGCAGACCCCAAAAAGCAGACCAAAAACGCCGGGATGGTATTCGAAATCATCCCCAACAAAAACAGGAGGTAATTGAACATGAAACTGACCCAGGAACAGCTCGCCGCCCTCATCGCACAGGTGTTTGCGAACCTCATCGCGGCGGGCAAGGACCCCAGCGCCATCACCCAGGATGACATCATGGCCGAGATGAACGCCATTATCGAGGCCGGCGGCATTGGCGACCCCGCTGGTGAGGGCGGCGCTCCCGAAGGCGACGAAAGCAAGGGCGAGGGCGAAGGCGAAGGTGAGGGCGGCGACCCCACCATTACGCCTGAGTTCATCTCTCAGGTGCTGGACGCTCTGAAAGCCTGCCAGAAGTCTGCCGGTGAGCCCTCTGCCAAGCCCGGCTCCGGTGAGCCTGCGGCCCAGAAGGGTGCCGAGGGCCCCTCCGCCCAGAAGGGCGCCGCTCCCGCTCCGGCTCCTGCTGCTACGCCCGCCCCCGCTGCCCCTGCGCAGCGCAAATACTCCAGCCTGTTCCTCTCCACCGGCGCATCCCGTGACGGCGGTGCCACCAGCGGTTTCAAGGCCCGTATCCAGTCTATGTCCGCCCCTGAGCGGCGCAAGACCGCCTACGGTATGTTCGGCCGCGCCGTGAAGTGCATCCACGCCTCTGGAGGCGAGGTCGAGCGGGCCGCCTATGTCGCCGAGCACAAGTTCAACGATGCTGAGATGGCCCGCGAGTTCAAGGCCCTGGCCGCGACCCAGCCCACCGATGGCGGATACCTGGTGCCGGAGGTCTATGCGGACGAGATTATCGAACTGCTGTACCCCGCCACGGTCATCTACGACCTGGGCGCCCGCCGGCTGGCCATGGATCACGGCAATCTGAACATCCCCAAGCTGAAGACTGGTACCCGCGCCATGTACACCGGGGAGAACCGGAAGATCCCCAAGACCGCCCCCAAGTTCGGCAACATCCGCCTGTCCTCCAAGAAGCTGACCGCCCTCATTCCCATGAGCAACGACCTCCTTCGGTCCACCAGCTTCGACAACGACGTCATCGTGGGCCAGGACGTGACCAAGCAGATGGCCTTGGGCGTGGATTGGGGTGCTTTCCGCGGCACCGGCGGGGAGTTCCAGCCCCTCGGCCTGTTCAACAACAAGGCCGTCCAGAACATCAAGGCCGCCGATGCCGGCGCCTCCTATGCCAGCGCCGATGGCGTTCTGACCGCCATGTTCCCCAACTTCCTGGTCGCCTCTGTGCTGAAGAACAACGTCTATGCTGATGCCCTGGGCTTCGTGTTCAACACCAGCGTGGAGCAGTTCTTCAAGTCCATGCGCGACCAGGTGGGCGGCTTCATCTTTGCTGAGGAGATGAACAAGCAGCGCACCCTGGCGGGCTACCCCTACCGCACCACCAACCTGATCGACACCGAGGATGGCAAGACCAAGATCGCCTTCGGCAACTGGAACGACCTCATCATCGGTGAGCAGGGCGCCCTGGAGATCGAGACCAGCCGCGAGGGCTCCTGGACTGACGAGGCGGGCAACCTTGTGTCCGCTTTCGAGAACGACCAGACCCTCATCCGGGCCATCGACAACGTGGACGTGGGCCTGCGCCATGACGAGAGCTTCGTGGTGGCTACCGGCGTTGCCGTCCCCGTCTAATCTGAGAAGGAGGAAATGAGACAATGAAGCGCAATCTGTTTCAGAACGTGACTGCGATCCCCTACAAGTCCGGCGAGGCCATCGACCGGACGGGTTTTCTCTCCGCCGTCATCGGCGCCAACGTTGCGTCCGGCGCCACGATGACCGTGAAGGTGGAGCACAGTGACGACGGTGAGACTTTCGCGCCCGTCACTGACGAGCGGGTGTTCCCTGAGAAGCAGACCACCGGCGGGGAGTACACCTTCAAGAACGAGCCCATCGAGGCTGCGGATGATGAGGGTGACGTGCCCGCTGGTGGTGTGGTCAACATTGATGTTGACCTTGTGGGCTTGAAGTCCATTGTGAAGTTCACCGTCACCGGGAACGACGAGACCACCGGCGGCCTTGCGGTCGTGCTGGGAGACGCCGCCGTTCAGCCGGTGTAAGGAGGGCCACGAAATGCCGAGGTTCTATGACATCGTAAAGCCGTCCGCAAACAAGGCGGCTGCCCCCGGCAAGGAGAAGAAGGCCGGAAAGCCGCCTGTCGCGCCCCCTGGCAAGGGGGAAGGCAAGGGTGCGCCTCCTATCCCCGGAGTCGGCGGAGACGGCCAGGAACGGCCCGAGAACGCCGAATAGAGGGTCAAGGGGCGGTGGGGCAACCTGCCGCCCCTATACTGACAGGAGGTTTGTATGCTTGCGAATAACGCACTTACCACGCTTGACAGGATGAAGCTCATGCTGAGCCTTGATGATGAGACCGACGAGCGCACCTGTACCCTCGTTGAACTGCTGATCAATAAGGCGTCGTCCTGGGTGGAGCAGCAGGTGGGCAGACCCCTCGGCAAGAACACCTACCGTGAGTTCTACGAGGCCGACGGCCAGCAGGAGCTGGTCACGCTGAAATACCCAATCGTCAGCGTTGACTATGTCAAAGAGGCCGGGAGGATTGTCCCCCCTGAACTCTACGACTACGGGCAGACCGCCAACATCGGCGTCATCTACCGGGATGACGGCTGGCTGAGGGCCGGGTACCGCCGGGGCCTTGCCAATGACATTATTGAGACCAAGCGGAACATTGAGGTGTGCTACACGGCAGGCTATGTGCTTCCGAAGGATGCCACGGACGAGGAGCCCCAGACGCTCCCAGCAGACCTGGAGGGCCTTGTCTGGGACATGGTGTCCCAGGCGTATGCGAATATGCAGAACGGCTCCCAGGGGCTGAAATCCTTCTCCATCTCGGATGTAAGCTGGACCTTCGACAAGTCCACGCCAGCCGCCTGGCTGCAGATTGTCAATCTGTACAGGAGGTATTGATGTGGACGGGATAGAGCGGCTCCTGGAAGACTTCAACCGCATCAAAGCCGCGTGCCAGGAGATGGAGCAGAAGAAAATCCGGGTGGGCATCGTTGGTGGTAAGGCGGACTCCGATATTATGGCCATCGCCCACGCCCATGAGTATGGCGCCACTATCAAGCCCAAGAAGGGAAAGTACCTCGCCATCCCTCTGACCAAGGAGGCCCAGGCCGCCGGCTCTCCCAGAGCCTTCAGCGACCTGCGTTTTGTCAACGCGAAGGACGGCAAACTCCTCATGGTCCGGGACAAGAAGAAACGCGGCGGCAAGACGGAGAGTGAGGCGATGTATCTGCTGGTGAAAAGTGTTACCCTCCCGGAACGTTCCTTTATCCGGGCGAGTTTTGACGCACAGCAGAAAGAACTGGGCAGCATCGTGACCGGGGCAATGGTAAAGATGCTGGAGGGGACCATCACCCCCACCGCTGCGGCAGAGTCCATCGGGGCCCAGGCCGCCCAGCTGGCGCAGAGCTTCATCGATCAGAACAGGGTCACACCGAAGTCTGATTTCGACCACAAGACGCAGCACACCACGCTATATGAATCCGGCACACACATCCGTGACCGGATTGCTTACGAGGTGGTAATAGAATGAATTTTGCGGCAACACCCAGGCTCCCCAGGGCCTTGCTTCACTCGCTGAAGGTCTATGAGCGCACCTTTGTCCGCGATGGCCCCGGCGGGCAGTCCCGTCCGGTCGAAAAGGCGGTAAAGACGTTCAAAGGCATCGTCATGCCGCTATCGGACAAGGACCTGAAGGATCTGCCGGAAGGGACGTACACCGAGAACTCGCAGAAACTCTACACCGATGACCCGGTGGAGATCGGCACCAACCAGATCATTGAGGACACCTTCGATGGCCAGAGATACACCGTCAAGACCTCGCTGAGCCACAACAGTATCCACCCCATGGTGCGGTACATCGTGGAAGGGGTGGTGAAGAAGTGACGTTCGTCCAGGCCCGTAACGCTATTGTGTCCGGCCTTGAAGCGCACACCGGTCGTCCTGTTGTTCTGTCTGACCAGATAGCGGACCGGCCGGAGTTCCCATACTGCTACTACAGCGTCCTGACACCGCGCACATCCAACCACGCCTTTGGGCGGCATGAGGTCGTGGGGGATGAGGAGCAAGGCTACCGCCACATACGTTCCGAGCCGGTAGAGGCAACGATGTCTTTCACCTTCTGCGGTCAGAACCGGGAGGCTGAGGACGGCAGCTATATCTACGGCGAGGATGAGGCTCTTGGCCTCGCTGACAAGGCGCACGGGTTCTTCCTGCTGAACGGGCATTGCATCCTGGTCGGCAGCGAGGATATCGTGATCCGCAATGTTGGCTCCGTCGCAAACCGGAGCGGATTTGTGGTGGAGGATACCGTTCGCCGGTACGGATTCGATGTGCGCTTTGCCTATATCCGCACCGACGAGATGCCGGCCACCACTATTCGGGAGGCCAATACCCCAGGAAACGCACACCAGTAAGAAGGAGGAAACGCAAAATGGCAAAAGACGTAATTGTCGTTGTGAAGCGCGACGCGCTGCCTACGACAAAGGAGAGCCTTGACATTCTGCTCATCTCGACCACCGGGGCCCAGCCCGTCGGTGTGTACCGGGATGTTGAGAGCGTCAAGGCTGTCTATGGGGATGATGGAAAGACCCCCAACTCGAAGATTGTCCGCAAGGCGACCACCCTGATGAACCAGGGCAAGACCACGCTGGCCGAGACGCTGGTCAACAAGTTCAAGATCGTGGGATTCGAGCCGCCCACCGCATCCCCCGCTGTCGCCGCTACCTTCGTTATCGATTTCGACAACGATGTGTTCCCGTTTGACGCCCCCGCCGCGAAGCAGAAGCTCTACGTGCGGATCGGCGGCGACGACAAGGCCGTGGTCACGCTGACCGCAAAAGTCGAGATCGAGGACGGCATGAAGCTGGCGGCACAGTTCAACGGGGCTTCCTTTACCAAGGGCGGCAAGACCTACACCGCCTCCGCGAAGGACACCGTGGTCACGTTCACCGCCACCGAGGGCGGCAGCACCGACTCCATTCCTGAGCGCATTGAAATCTTCCTGGACGAGGCTATGTCTCAGGAGTTCGTCGCCACCGGGAAAAAGACCTTCACCAACGGCAAGGACGCCATGACCGCCGCTGACAGCCTCATCGAGACCATCAAGGAGTTCCAGCGGGACGAGGACGATGATTGGTACTACTTCCTGACCGACCGGGACGAGCCGGAGTTCGTCAAGACCCTGGCAAAGTTCGCCGAGGCCAGTGAGCCTACCGAGGCGGAGCTTGGCACCGGCGTGGAGGATCACCGGAAGTTCTACATGGGCCAGACCAGCGACCTCGACTTCGCCGACAACACCGCCCGCGCCGCTGTCATCTACACCGAGGAGAAGTACCTCAGCGAGGAGCCCGACGCCTCCTACACCGGCAACGTCGGCCCGTTCTATCCGAAGAACGTGACCTGGAAGTTCAAGAGGCCGCAGGACGGCAACGCCGCCACCAGCGAGGGCACGAAGCTCATCAGTCGGCCCAAGCTGACCGAGGGCCAGCGCAACCAGCTGAACGAGAACCATGTCAACTATCTCACTGAGGAGTACAAGCGCCAGTACGTCAAGGAGGGCGTCTGCCTCAACGGTGAGTTCATCGATGTGGTGCTGGGCGGCGACTGGATCGCCAAGCGGATGCGGGACCTGCTTTACGACATCCTGCTGGAGAACGCCAACATTGACTACAGCGACGCCGGCTTTGGCCTCATTGCCACAGCGGTGCTGCAGGCTCTGGCTGAGGCGGCGGACGAGGATCACAACATCGTGGCCCGTGACCAGGAGAGCAGGGCTGGCATTTTCACCGTGAATATCCCGAAGTACGCGGAGAGCACGGAGGAGCAGCGCCGGAACCGGGTCATGCCCGACATCACCTGGGAGGCCCTGCTGTGCGGCGCCGTCCATCAGGTCAAGACCAAGGGCGTCCTCCGGGCAACGCTCTAATGAGGAGGTAAAAAGCTATGCTGAAGAACTATGACCCGCTGAAAGTGAACGTCGCCTACAACGGCAGACAGCTGCGTATGTTCGGCGATAGCCTGTTCACGCTGGCCCGTGACGAGGCCAACCACTCGATGAAAAAGGGCGTCAAGGGCGACACCACCTACATCATGAACGCAAACAAGGCCGGAAAGCTGACCATCACGCTCCAGCAGGAGTCCCCGGACATCCCCTACCTGGAGCAGTGCGCCGAGAAGAGCGTCCAGGCGAACCTCGCCATCACGGACGCCAACGACAACGGCAAGATTTTCTTCGCCCAGAACTGTATGGTGGAGAAACTGCCCGATATCGTGCGCGGCAAGGACGCCCCGGATGTTCAGTTCGTGTTCCTGATCCCCGACATCCTCATCATGTGATGAAGGCCGGGAAGCACAGCAGCCACAAACATAGCAGGCGGGGCCGGAACGTGATACCGTTTCGGTCCCGCACTCAAAATTATATGGGAGGCTTTACCATGGCAAGACAGAAGATCGTTATCGTGAACGATGTGGAGTACACGCTCCAGAGCGTGAGCTTTACCCACTACACCAATCTGACGGACCTGTATGTCCGCCCCGCCAGCGGCCGGAAGAACACGGCGAAGTATGCCGACTCTCTCATCAAGAGCTGCGTCATCGCTCCCGCCGAGGTCGCCAAGCACGGCCTGAAGTTCTTTGACGAGCAGGACGACATCGTCACCCCCACCGAGCTGGTGCGTGAGATCGAGAACTTTCTGTCGGAGCGAGCTGAACCCGACGGAAGCACGGAAAAGAGCGCAACGTAACGAGCGCTTCTGGCGCATGGTGTTCTGCATGGGCGGTGTCAGCTACACCGAGCTAAAGGAAATGGATCTGGCGGAGTTCGCTGAGGCGGAGCAGGCCCGGCTCCTTTGGCAGACCGTGTGGAACAAGAAACCCAGCAAAAACGAATGAAGAAAGGGGGGATGACTTGTGGATGAGGCCCGCAGTTTATCGTATGGCATAACCATAAGCGCCATAACCGAACAGGCTGAGGCAGGTATCCGTAACCTCATGGGGATGCTTGGTACGCTGCGGGCCGAGGCTGCGGGTGATGTGGACATCATCGCTGATACTGAACAGGCGTCCGAAAACATCCGTGATCTTGCGGGTGACATCGGGGACCTTCAGTCCGGCGCTGATGGTACAGACATCACCGTAGACGCAGATACTGACCAGGCTGAGGAAAGTATCCGGGAACTGACCGGCGACATCGGCAGCCTTGGCGAACGATCCGCAGACATTGACATTGAAGTCGATACCGAGCGGGCGCAGACCGATGTTCAAAATCTGGAAGACCGCGTTACCAACCTCGGTCAGGACCCGCCTGATATCGAAGTTGACGTTGACACAGACCGGGCCCACTCCGATTTACAAGACCTGTCCGATGATATCGGGAGCCTTGGGGACGGCGCTGGCGACATCGACATTGATGTTGACGTGGATCAAGCCAGGCGCAACATCCGCGATCTGACCAATGACATCGGGGATCTGGAAGACGACGCTGGCGGTATCGGTTCTGCCTTCCGCAAGTCATTCCTCGCTGGGATAGACAGCGGCAACAGCCTCTCCTCGGCCCTCCGCTCCGGCGTGGGCGGGGCCATCACCCATATTGGCGAGAGGGTGACCGACCTCAAGGAGAATGTTGTCACCAAAATGACGGGCATCAAGGACAGCGTGGTGTCCGGGGCGAGCAGCATCAAGGAAGGATTCACACACCCGATAGAGACCATCAAGAACGGCCTTGGCGGGGCAATAGACCACGCCAGGAGCCGGTTCATTGATTTTGTCCGCGGAGCAAATGAGGCCGCAGACGCAGCGGACGATGTAGGCGACGCGGCGAACGGCGCCAGACCAGATGTTGAAAATCTGGGCGATGCGGCGGAGAATACCGGCGGCAAATTTGAAAAGCTGGGCGGCATTCTAAAGGGCATCGGTAAAGCGGCGGCAATCGGCCTGACTGCCGCTACTGTGGCCGTTGGCGGCTTCGCTGCCGCCTCCGTCAACACGGGGATGGCCTTCGATTCGTCCATGTCCCAGGTAGCCGCTACAATGGGCTATTCTGTGGCGGAGCTGAACGACGCCACCTCTGAGGCAAGCCAGAACTTTAACCAGCTCCGAGAGTTTGCGCAGGAGATGGGCGCAAACACAGCGTTCTCCGCCTCCGAAGCAGCTGACGCGCTGAACTACATGGCCCTGGCCGGTTACGATGCCGAGAAATCCATGACCATGCTGCCAAACGTGCTGAACCTGGCAGCGGCGGGCGGCATTGATCTGGCGGCCGCGTCGGACATGGTGACGGACGCCCAGTCTGCGCTGGGGCTGTCAATGGGGGAAACCGCTGGCCTTGTAGACAAGATGGCGGCGGCGAGCTCCAAGTCAAACACCAGCGTCCAGCAGCTTGGCGATGCGATCCTCACGGTAGGCGGCACCGCAAAGAACCTGTCCGGCGGCACGACGGAGCTGAGTATGGCTCTGGGCGTCCTCGCGGACAACGGCATCAAGGGCGCGGAAGGCGGAACGGCCCTCCGTAACATGATCCTATCTCTGTCTGCCCCCACGGACAAAGCGGCGGCTCAGCTGGAAGCATTGGGCGTAAATGCATTCGATGCAGAAGGCAACCTGCGTCCGCTGAACGAGACCTTTGGTGATCTGAACGGCGCTCTCTCCTCGCTGACGCAGGAGGAGCAGACCCAAGCGCTCAATGAGATATTCAACAAGGTAGACCTGAAGTCCGTAAATGCCATGCTCGGCACCAGCGCAGAGCGTTTCGATGAGCTGGGCGCGGCTATTGACGGTGCGTGGGTCAACATGGGCAGCCTGTCCGATTCACTGTCCGATGTTGGAATCGACCTCACGGCCATGCAGGGCAACCTCGGCAAGCTCGGTATCAGCGAAAAGGCGTTCTCTGACATCCTCAAGACCTCCGGCGGAAACGCCGAAGCCTTTGCCGATGCACTTCTGGAGGCCGCAGACGCTGGCACATCCCAGGAGGATGTCGTTAAAGCCCTCGGCGGCGACCTTGGGGATCTGCAAACCGCCTTTGACAACACATCGGGCGCGGCGCAGGCCATGGCCGATACCCAGCTTGACAACCTGGCCGGTGACATAACGCTGTTCAAGAGCGCCTTGGAGGGCGCTCAAATTGTTATCTCGGATGGGCTGACCCCATCCCTGCGGCAGTTTACGCAGTTCGGCACAGATTCTGTAACAAAACTCTCAGAGGCTTTCCAGGAGGACGGCCTGACCGGGGCGATGGGCGCTCTCGGCGGAATCCTGAGTGATGGCCTCGGCATGATCGTCGAGATGCTGCCAACCGCGATTGATGCCGGGATGCAGCTACTCGGTGCGCTGGGGCAGGGGCTGCTGGACAACTCACCGCTGATCATTGACGCAGCGATCCAGATAGTGACCCTGCTGGGCGACGGCATTTTGAACAGCCTTCCCGTGCTGGTGGGTGCTGGGATGCAGATCGTTGCGTCACTGGCATCCGGCCTTGGCGGGATGCTCCCCACGCTGATACCGTCCATGGTCGAGACGGTGATGCTCATGGCCGGGGCGCTGGTAGAGAATCTTCCGCTGGTGATCGATGCGGGGATGCAGCTCATCAGCGGTCTGGCGGACGGCATCATCGGCGCAGTTCCGGTGCTCATCGGGCAACTGCCGGAATTAATTGACCATATCCTTGGATTTCTGACAGATATCCTGCCCA